TTCTTTTTCTTCTTTTTATCTGTATCTATATCTATCTCTATATCTTTCTCTTTATCTATATCTATCTCTATATCTTTCTCTTTATCTATATCTATCTCTTGTCGGACATTGTCCTCGATTTGTCCTTGAATTGTCCTTTGACTATCTCTGTAGATTCTTTTCTTCTCAGCCCACTTGCTTTCACTTCCAACAAGTTGTTCTGCACCAGCTAGTTTCAAAATATGATTGCTTTCTTCATACACTAGACCTAATTTTTTGAATAGTTCTAATGCAATAGTTACAGTGTCATAATCAAAATACTTTGTATCTCTGACGATTTTCTTAATATCATAAGGAATCATCGCTTCTGCCATTTTTGTTCCAAGATATCCACCTTGTTGAGCAGTTTTAAGAATAAGCATTTGATAAATGACTACATATTCTGCTCCATTTTCTTGCCCCATTAAGAAATCTATTGTGTCTTGGTCAAAGAAATCTGTTTTTAGCTTTATCCAATAATATTTTTTGCTCTCTGCCATTATTGAAACTCCGAAAGAACATCTTCGAAATCATCTAACAGATTGCTTTCATATTCTCTAAAGAACTTGTCATCAAGTACTTCGAAATTGTCAACAGAGTCCAGTGTGTATGAAATCATTCTTGACAGGTTTTTCTGTAGTCTGCAACGGAACAAATCAATTGTTTCTTCTCTAGTCATGACTGTTTCTCCGTTAGTGCAATGAGAACATCTAGCAATTCTTTTCTGCTGACTGACACACTGCGATTGTTTACGATTCTCATTCCTTTGTATTCCAAGATATTAAAATTGAGAACATCTTTTTCCTGGCTGATATAAATTCTTTGATTGCTATTAACTGCTTTAATTGAATACTGTTTAATCATGTAATGTGTACACTCCGTAATAGGAGTTCTTTCCTTTCTTCATTTCCATGCGAATGTCATGACCTTGCTTTCTTAAATCAAACACGACTGCTGACAGTCTTGTGATATTGAATCTGTTGAATGCAATCATGCTTGTAATGTATTCATGACACTGCATATACTGCAATACTTCATCTTTCTGAGTAACTTTCTTCATAATATCCATTTCTACCCACTTTTCAGCCCGTTTTAGAGGGTATTCATATATCAGATGAACAATTAACCATTTGAATAGAAATACCACTCAAATCGGCTTTAAAATGGCAAATCGTCCTCCGTAACATCTACTGGAACCGAACTGGCAACTTCTGCTCTTGTATAAGTCTGCTGAGGTGCTTGTGTCTTTGATACATTTCCAGTCATTTCAAAGTGGTCTACAACTAAACCAATGTTGTTTTTCTTTCTTCCACTTTCGTCTGTAGTCTCGTAAGCATCTACATGTGCTTCGATAATCACATAATCCTTCTTATGAAGATACTGCTCTGCAAATGATGCATTTCCACCATTTTCTCTATCCCATGCAGTGAGTGGTACAAACTTCCAGTCCTTGCCAATCTTTACAGACAGACTTACTTTTGCTTGCTTCTTGCCACTCTGTGTTACATAAATTTTTGGGTCATTTCCTAAATAACCACTGATAATTAATTTATTCATTTTCTGTTCTCCCTAATTGTTACTTCTACTCTTGGATTCTCTTTATCAAAGGCAACTGTGTAGTGCAGTAAATTGATGTATTTCGTTGAATCATCGGGAAACACACCACACTTCACAAGTGCGTCTTGTATTCCCTTTACGCAGAAGCTGATATTGTCTAAGTCTCTTCTGTGGTTTGCTTCTACAAACGTAACCCACAGTTCACACGGATTTGTGTGCTTGTGAAGTTTTCCAACGTCATAAGCCATGACTGCACTTGCAATTGTCTTCTCTTCTAACTGTCTTTTCAGCGATGCTGCATGATACATATTTCCACGTTCAGCAGAAATATATTCATTCAGACTGACTAAGCGTCCACTAATCACTATCGTATCGAGACCACTCTCGTACGGTTGCAGAGTCATTAAGTCGCAACTGTAGTTTGAGTGCGTTGATTTTTTCGCCGAGCGTTCTGTACTTCGTTTCCGCACAGTCCCTTTTAAATCTCTTTTCCGCAATTTCTTCGTCTCCTACTAAGAACTGGCTTATGAAAGTAATCTTCATTCCACTAGCCATTTCTACTAATGCTTTCTTTCGATAGAGTACTTTGTAGTCTCTATCCAGTTCTGCGAGTTTGATTCCCGCTTGTTCATAATTGTCAATCGTGTTGTTAAGTTCCTCAGTGAGTTCTTCCCCACGATTCATCAAGTCGATTCCATCTAAATTCATAAGTAGTTCCTTTTAAATTCCTTCATCCACTTTTCATGACCGTACTTTCGCTCAAAGGCTTCTTGTGCTTGTTGCTTGAGCCATATAGCGACTTTCTGTCCTTGTGGTGTCTGATGCAGTTTCATGTGAACGTCATGTTGAAGAAAAATCCAGAGTCCATATGCTTCTGCTTTCTTTCTGAACGGACCATTCATACAATGGTGCTTGTCTAGATTGTCTGTTCTTCCCGTGAGGTAGCACTTTCTGACTTCCTTACCGTCCTCAATCTTCTGCATTATGCTTTGTGCCATATGTAATAATGTCCTTTATCAACTGTTCTCCGTTTACTTCTTCTACTTCAAACAGATTTCCGTATGATTTCTTCGGTAGAAACATGCACGCTAGGCTTTCAACCTTTACGCCATATGTCTGCTCAAGTGCCATCTTATACAGTGTCAACTGCAAACTTAAATACTTTGGATAGTATTTAGATGTAGTCTTGTAGTCCATCAGTGTCTTCTTGCCATCTACAAGCCCATAGAAGTCGAATTTGCCCGCATAGAGTGCTTTACCGTCTCTTACATAGGCAACTGGAATTTCTTGCATTTCTGCCCTTATTACGTGTTCTTCTGCAAGGCTTTGATATCTTCTCATGGCAAGACCTTCAAATGACTTTCTGTCTACGTCTGTCTCTTCGCCTTTGTTCCACTTCTCAATCATTTCATGCACTTTGGTCCCATAGCTTGCTGCACGTTTCAGTGTGTCTGCATTGATTCCTTTGTACATGCTCGGCATCCAAATCTCATGGATTAGAGTGGTCACACTCGGTGTAATCACTCCATCCACAAGATAAGTGTGAGTTTCTTCTATAAATTCAATCATTGTATGTGATGCGTACAGACGCTTTGACCGTTGACGACTTGCAATAGTCATCAAAGATGTTGTCTTCCTTCATCTTCTTTGTATCTGCTACAACTCTCTTGCTTTCGGGAACATATGTGAAAGTGACTACATCATTAGAGAATTTCTTGATTCCATGCTCTTCCATGGCTTTCAAGAGTGATTCTTTCATTTCCCCTTCAATCTGCTTTGCTTCTGCAATCTGCAACTGTAGGTTTCTTAATTCTTGGACTGCTTTCTGTGCCTTTTCGCCTAGCACAATTTCATTGTCTTTTGTTGTAATATCTAGCATGATTCTTCCTCTGTCTTGACTGGCTTCTTCAACTGCTCAATTGCTTGTGATGCTTGTGTGACTGTCAAATCTTCCAGTCTCTGCACCTTGTAAAATTCCATCATTTTAGCAACACGTTCTGCATCGCCTTTCTTAAGAATTGCGACCTGTGCCTTTGATGCAAATCGCTTGCCATTATCAGCCACTAGGGAACCATTTTTGTCTTGGCTCACTCCACTTCTCTTATCCAAGTCATCCTCTACTGCTAGGTCATATGCTTCTACGTATAGATAACGTCTCATATATGTATGAAGTGAACCGAGATTCTGAATTGCAGTTGCACCTCTGACAATTGCCTCAGCGGTTTCACTCTCATAAACCAAGCCTTTTGCCGTATCATCTGTATCAACGATTTTTAATACTGCCTTTTCAATCTTCACACCGTCGGGATTGTATGATGTGATGATTTGAAACTGTGTAAATAGTCCGTATTTTGTATTCAGTTCGTTCAGCTTTGGTAAGAAATCCGTCAACTGTAAATAGTTGAATTTAGCAAAATCATTCTTTCCGCTTTTTGAATCAACGCTCTTTTGCAGTTCACATTTAACTGCTTGCATCTTCTGATAGATGTTCATTGTCTCTGCCATCAGTTAAGTACCTCTTTCCAGTTAAGCCCATCCTTGTACTCTGCAAATGCTCTTTCTGCAATTTCAGATAGCTTCTGTGCACATTGTTCTTCTGAAATGTAGCCATCTTCCTCATCTGACAGTGAATTTGCTATTCCACCTAAAACCATCATCTTGAAAGCACTGTCTAAGTGTTTCAATGAAACTCCGTGTTTTTCTCCTTCGTCCATAATTCTGAATCTTAATGCAACTAGTTCATAACAAATTTCCTTTGTAATTTCAGCTGCGTTGCCTTCCATTTTTACGCTTAATTTGTCTACCTTAATCATTTCAATACCTTCTCCATTTCTTCTCTGACTTCATTGATTGATTCTTGATTTGAAATATCCTTGTCTAACATTTCTCTAAGGAATCTCTTTACTTCTTCTTCGGGAAACACAAATCCTTTTCCAATCTTGATAGCGTGGATAAGCCCCGCATTTCTCAGATTGTCGATTTTGTTTCTGTCTGTGTGTAGTTCTCTAGCTAAATCGCTTGTACTCCATGTGAGCATTGTGTACTCCTTTCTTGTCAATATTTAATCGACATCATCTGTAAAAAAAATATCAAAAATTTCATCTTTATTTAAGTTCAGCAATTTTGACATTTTCTTTACATCATTCACACCAAAAAAACTTTTCTCACGAATCTTATGAGTCATAGTGTTTTCTGCCATTCCAAGTTCTTTTGCAACGTCTTTCTGTGAAAGTCCGTTTTCTGCGAGTTTAGCCCTAAAAAGGTTCTGTTTCATATTGAATCTCCTTTCTGCCGATTTTCTTTCGACAAGAAGATATTACCACCATTTTCATTGACTGTCTATAATAAATTTGATTTTTTATCGCTTTTTTGTTCGATGCAGTGTATCATATAGTTGGGAAGGAGGTGAACATATGAAAGAGCAAGGAAACGATTTGTCAAAGAGAATAAGGTTTCTAAGAGTCAGAAAAGGAATGACGCAAGAACAGTTATGGAACTGATGGGGCACAAGAATTTCAGTATGACCGTATCATATGCACGTTCAGATGATGAGAAAAAGATTACTGAAATGGAAGAAAATGTAAAGGGAATTGTTTACCAATCGTAGCATTTTCCGTTATTCAACGAGACAAAAAATAAACATTTTGGTAGAAATTGGTAGAAAAATCTTCTACTTTAGTAGAAAAGTATTATAAAAATGCGTAAATATGCGTGATTTCAGATGTTGTCGAATATCAGAATTTATTTGTTGAATGTCACAACAGGTAGAAACAGCACCTGCAAACAGCATAAATACGCTGATATCTGCACTTCAAATTTCTACTTCTGCTTACACTTGCAGACATCTGCTTATACGTTTTGGTAGAATTTGGTAGAAAAAGAAAAAGTAGAAAAAGAAAAGAGGACACTCATTCGAGTGCCCTTTTTTCCATTAAAAATGTTAGTTAGGTAAAAATGTTAGTTGGAATTTTTCGTGCGTAACTTGTTCATCTGATTTGATTGCTAGGAGTCTTTTAGGTAAGAGCTTTTGAATGAACTTATTTCTGCACATCAATATTATACCACAAACAGAAAAAGAGAAGGATTGCTCCCTCTCTCTTTCCCATAGTTAATCATCATTGTATAGTTGGAAAAACAACTACATAAATATATTAACCTAGCCAAAAATATTTTGCAACAACTAATTCTATTTTTTATATAATTCTTGGTATCTAAGAGCGTGCTCACGCTCTTTGATTTGTCTCGTATGCAGATAGTCATAGATAGCTAACATGTCAGAAGAAATAGAAACATTTTTTTGTTTTAATCCACTGATTATTTTCTCTGTTGCATCATGTAACATTTGCCTATGCTTTTCTTCTTGCAATGAGATTGTATATAAAGTTTCTGCAAGTTCAGGGAATTTGTCTTTCACTTCTACTGCCCACTTTGCATAATGTTTACTATCACAAATCTCATCTTCCATCTGCTCGGCTAATTGTCTTATCAGTTCCATAGCTACACCACCTTTTTTTAATTAATAAAATAAACTTTTCCATTATTTTTCTGAGCATATGTCAATCTGTCATAATCATATTGCGTAATTTCTACATGTTCAGTTGCTCCACTTACACCTTGTGGTCCTTGCGGACCCGTAGCTCCTTTGGGTCCTTGAATACCTTGTGGTCCTCTTTCTCCAGTATCTCCCTTGTCGCCCTTAGGTCCTTTAATGTACCCTAAGTCGATTCTAGTTTTCATAAGTTACTCCCAAATAACGTACAAGTGCCCATCTGTCCCTACTTCAAATGATGGTGTATCGCCTTTTTCTCCTTTTACACCTTGAGGTCCTTGTGGTCCAGTAGCTCCTTGAATACCTTTCTCGCCTTGTACACCTTGAGGTCCTTGTGGTCCTACGTCTCCCTTTACACCCTTTACTGCTTTGAAAGCAAATGAAAGTGTTGGTTCTGCATCTGTTCCACCTTTAGTAACAGTAACACTTGGAGTTCCTACGGTAGAATCTACTGTAGCAGTTGCAGTAATCTTTGGTGTAGCTCCAGCTGGTCCTTGAATGCCTTGTGGTCCTTGTTTACCATTGTCTCCAGTCTCGCCCCTTAAACCTTGTGGACCTTGTGTACCTTGAATACCTTGTGGACCTTGGTCTCCCTTTGGTCCTTGGATACCTTGAGCACCACTCAAGTCACATACTAGAGAATATGCTTTTGCGTCTTTGACATACAGTTTGCCAGTATCAGCGTCTTGAACAGAGCCAGTGTTAATCATTACAAACTTGCCAATTCCAACACCGTCTGTTGCGTATCCACTGTTCATTTCAGATACAGATTTATAGATTTTCGCAATTTTAAATGGTTCTCCTTGTTCGCCCCTTGGTCCTTGGATACCTTGGGGTCCTTGAATACCTTGGTCGCCTTTAGGTCCTTGTGGACCTCTAATGTTTCCTAAATCAATTCTTGTAGTTGCCATCTTGTCTCCTTTTATTTCGTTGGGTCGTCATAATACATAATCAAGTTACCGTCTTTATCTAAAATAAATGTAGGAACGATAACACCGCCAGTTTCGCCTTTGTCGCCTTTAGCCCCTTTGTCGCCTTTTTCTCCCTTTTCTCCATTGAAACCTTGTGGACCTCTCAAAGACATGGAATCATAAGTATTTCCATCTTCCAATGTAATATGCATCGTGTAATCATCTTTAAATTCGATAGATTTGATACCATATCCTCTGTCGCCCTTATCGCCTTTGTCGCCTTTTTCTCCGTTGTAATACTTAAAAGTGCTTGTCTTGCCATTCGTAAGTACAACTTGAAATTCGTTTTCGCCACCGTTTTCTTGCGATAATTTTGTCTGAGTAACAGATAGCACACCAGTTCCAAAGATTTCGTTTACTTCTACATCGACTGCATGTTCAGTCTGCGTAGCACTCAAATAAACTTTTCTATCTTCATTCAATACTGTTACATTTACTTGTGTACTATCTTTGGTTGAATCAATTGCCAAGTCTCTATCTTCATTCAATACTGTTAAATTTACTTGTGTACTACCTTTGATTGAATCCATTACCAAGTCTCCTCGTGAATTTCATCAATTACCTTTTCACTTGTATAGTCTGTACTTGAAACAGTACCGTCTTTAAATTTCAGTTTAATCTGCCATTTGACACTACCTTTTGAGAAACTAGCAGTTTCTTCTTGTGACAGTGTGAAGTAGCACCCAGTACTCGTGAAACCACTTCTTCCATCATTGTCAGAAACATGCTTTGCAAGCATGACACCCGAAGATGTCTGCTCGAATGCCAAGCAAACATCCTCGATGTTTTTCATGTCTGAAATAGTAATGTCGTATGTTGGTGTTGTTCCACGTCTCATACGCTCTCCTTACTTCTTGCCTTTATTTACTAGAGTCTGCAATTGGCTGATTCTAGTATTATGGCTATTTACAGTTGAATTGTATAAACTCTGCAACTGTGACTGAGTCAAACCACTGGATGTCTTAGATGCACCTTTATTGATAGCTTTCAATGCACCACTGATGTCAAACGTAGGTGTTTCCTCTGTTGTAGAAGTGCTTGATGAACTTCTGCTTGAACTTCTTCTAGACCCACTTGAACGTCTTGAACTTCTTCTAGAACGTCCACTGTATGACCGTCTGTTAGATGAACCATCACTAGATGAATCATCGTCATCGTCCTCACTAGTTTTTTGTACTTTCAAGCCGAGCAGCTTTTCTACTTGCTTAGAAGTAAGCCCAAACTGAGTGATATTGTCATAGTTGAAAGAACCGTCTTTGATACCTTTCTTGAAACCTTCAAGCACTCCATCTTCTTCCATCTGAGAAATAATCTTTTCAGCTCTGGAATTATAGACTGTCTTACCGTCTTTCTTGTCGGCTTTGATAGTCTTGTAGTTGGCAAATGTTCCATAGTCGATATCGTGAGCAGTCAGCGCATCAGCAAACTTCTGATTTTCTCCAAGTTCCTCATATGTATCATGTCGTCTCTTTAGGTCTGATGTTGTATTAGAACCTTCAATAAGTCCATTATCCAAATCGTCTAGCTTGTACTCATATTCTTGCTGAGACATTTTTGCTACTGTAGATGAAAGTCCAACATTGTACAAATCTGTGATTTTTCTTTCCTTGTACAAGTCCATAACGTTGTCGTAAAGTCCAAGAGTTTCTAACAGTCGTCTGTTTCTCAATGGTTTGGAAATAGAAATTGATGCACCTTTACTGTCTGTTTCAGTTGGCTGACTCTGCAAGTACTTAGTTAGGAATACTGGGATACCGTTTTCAGCAAGGCTCTGTGTTGCTTTTGTAGAACTTGTAAGAACTGAGCTTGCTTCTATAGGATTTGTACGCTTATACAGTTTAGCCTTTGCTTCATAGAAGTAATGGCTCTTAATCTTGCCTAACAGTTCAGCTACCTGTGCTGCATCTTCTCTGTTGTTCAAATTATAGCCATCCAAGATACCACTTTCAAACAAGCTATGTACTTGATTGTTGTAGTTCTTGAGCATGTACTGATTAAGGTCGTGTCGTTCCTCGGCATTCATCTTTGTACCTTGAATTGACGAAGATACATATGGAAGTACATTGGAATCTCCACTCTTTTCTGCAATCTTTTCTAGCTTGTTAGTATAGGAGTCTCCTCCATTGCCATATGTTTTGTCATATGACTTGTATGTACCAATACTTAAATAAGTATATAAGGCACGCATGATAGGATTGTCTCCACCAACGTTTTCTACATCATTACCGTAAACATCTACTTGATTCTGTAGGTTCGCAGCCATGAAAGGAATTGCAGTCTGCGCAGAGTTAAGAATCTGCCCTATAGTGTTGTCATCATAAGTACTCTTTTTGTACTGATTAAGTACTGTATTGATATGCTTTCCAGCACTTGGGAAGAACTGAGTAATATATGTTTTCAGAATATTTGTACCTAGTTTTCTTACCGCTTCTGAATCTTTGTCGTCATAGTTTGTACTGCCACCAAGTTGTTTTAAAGTACTTACAAGTCCACTCATGAATGATGCATTAACGAATGGGTCTGCAATACTTGTAACTGCATCAAGAGCATCGGTTGTGCTGAATCCTTTCTCTTCCATAATCTTCATTGCAGTTACACCAGTAAACAAAGGTACATTCGCTACAGATAGCCATGACAATGAATATGTTCCTTTAGGAAGGTTCAAAGAGTAGGACTGTTTCCCTCTGCTTTCTTCAAAACTGTCTTTATCATCGTCTCCAGTAGTTCCATTCAAGATTCCTTGTGAGAATAGATATGCACCCAATACCATGATTGATGAGCCAGTCATACCTTTAGACAAGTGTCTGATTGCTTGGTCAGCAGTGCATCTGCCACTCTGCACACCTTTAGTCATTTCATATACACCCTTCATAAGTCCAATAGGGCTATATGTAACTGAGTTCTTAGCAATATTGATAGGTGTTTTTGCAAATGGCATCACTGCATTAGCAAATAGTGCTTGAAGAGGACCTTTCTGTTTAAATTTATTAATAATTTCAGCTGTCCCACTTGCTTGATGGAATACTGCTTCTTGTGCTTCGATAATGGAATACTCATTAGCTTTACTCATTAGAGTTTCTGCTTTAGCACTGTCTAATACATTACCGTTTTTATCAGTAAACTTGTAGACATTCCCATTTTCACCTTTTTCAATGCTTGCAGTGTATCCCTTTGAATCAATGTATCTAGCCCATTCATTGGCATAACTGCTTCTAAAAAATGCACTATCGCCAAATACTCCATTGTTTAAAAGCCAGTTTGTAAGTTTTTCTGCGTTGTGCATCACACCTACATTGAAGTCATCGCCGAATACTGCCTTTGCTGCCTTTGCAAGAGCATCGTGTGTCATGTTTCCATTTTCGTTGCCTAAGTATTTTTGAAGAATCTTTGATTCTCTTCCTACAAATGTTTCTTCTCTGAAAGCATCTTTAAATCTACTCTTTGCATCTACATTGTTTCCAGTATTTCCTAGTGCATCGCCACTGGCAAATCTACCGTTGAAGTCTCCAGTAGCTCCTTCTTCTCCACCAATTTCCTTTAGGAATTGTTCTGCAACTGCTTTATTAGCTTTTGTAGCCTTAGCAAGTGTTCCATCTTCACGTAGGAAACTGCTTTCTGACAGTAATGCTTTTGCTTTTGCAGATTGATTGTAGGACTCGACTACCATCTTCTGAATGGAGTCAGCATTTTCTTTCAAAAATTTAGCAGTGAAATGACCATTTTTTGTTAAAGCACTTTCTTGTTTAGCAAGCTCAACAAGTTTTGTTCCTACATTATGTTGGAGTCTGTTCTTGAAGTCAGTATTACGGTTCAAAAATGCATCAACATTATCTGCTCCGCCCTTCCACTTCTTGATATCCTTTGCAAGTATACCGTCTGCCTTTACATTACTGTTTTTGTTCATGATTTCTTTCACTGCATTAGCTACAACTTTGTTACTGAAATCATAGTAGTATTTGCTCTTGGTATCTGTTAAATCCAATTCAGCATTCTGAAAATAGCCCGCTTTGTCTAATGCAAGTGAAATTGTACTTGAACCGATATTTGAGAACTTGCTTAAATATTCAGATGTCAAGTTACCTACAATATTACGTAAGTTAGTAGGAACAGAAAGAAGCATAGAGATATTACGATAAGAAGTAATCTTGTCTCTGAACTTTCTTGGTGTCTGACGAGCCAAATCCTTTACAATTTCGTCAAACAGTTCGCCTTGTTTAGTACTGTTATTTTCTGCTGCATCAAACTGTTTCATTAATTCTTCATCAAGTTTTAAGATATGCTCGCCATTCTTGTTTTGACCGTTCTTGTCAATCATTGCTTGTGTGTCTTTGACAAGTTTCTGCAAGTCATAGATTTTTTCTTCTTTAGGCATTGCAGACCACAGTTTTTGCATATTTCTCATCTTGACTGCACTCTTTGACGCTTCTTCCATAACGAGTTTTCTTGCTTCTGTTGCGTTTGCCGCAGAGTCTTGCAAAGCCTTTGTCAGCTCATTATGAATTTCGTTCCCTTCTGCGTCTTTGACAACATAGGAAACTCCATTGTCATCAAAGTTTCTTGTTACGTCTAATCCTTGCTTTTCAAGTTTTGCACGATAGCTATTCTCAATGTCTGCCAGCTGAATTGTAGCTTCTGTTACATATTCTTGTTCATACTGATGTTCATTGCTTAGATAGCCATCTTTTCTAGTAGACTTGAGCGAATTTTCTTGTGCCTTTTTAATGTCTTTCAGAATCTCATTAGAACTGTTAGCATCTAGTTTTCCATCTTTCTTGAACGCATCAATTCTTTCTTGAGCACTCTTTAGTGTATCAGCGTCTTTAGCAGTTTCATATCTAAACTCATTGTTTTCAGATGCTTCTCTTGCGTTTGCACGTTGTTCAGCATTCTCTCCATGCTTGCCTTGTGCAGCATCACGAACACCTTTATATGCTTTTGTAATAACATCTTCTGCAACATCTGTAACTGCATCTGCAAGTTTATTGTCGATATCCTTGCCAGTAAGTTCTTTTGCAGCCTTTTTATTATCTTCACGTACAGTTTCTTTTACTGCTTGTTTTGTCTCTTCTGATGCGTCTGAGGATTCACGCAGTACATTTCCCAGTTCTGTCTTATTGCCAGTTTCGGATGCTTTCTTTGCACGTTCATTCAGTTCTTGTGCAGACTGTCTGTCAGTTTCAAAATTCGTTCTTTCTTGAGGGCTTCTAAGTTTGAAAGCGTTCATGCCTTGCTCATACATTTTTCTTCTTTCAGCTAAGACTTGGTTCTTCTGCTCGTTAGTCATGCCATTAGGGTCTGTACCTAAGTCAATCGTATCAGTGTCAGTCTTTACTTTTTTTCTTGAACGAGTTACCTCGCCAGTCTGATATGCATATTCGGGATGCTCACGACGGTCTTTCAGCATTTGAGCTTTCTGTTCATTAGTTAATGCATTAGTATCTTGTGTTGTATCTCCAGTAACCATAAAACTTGATGGTTTCGCTACATCAGCTACATATGCATTTTCTGTTTTTGCTTTGCGTTCATTTAAAATTGCATTTTTCTGTTCGTTAGTAAGCCCACTAGTGTCTTGAGTAGTGTCTCCAGTAACCATGAAATTTGATGGTTTGACACTTTCTGCTTCATATGCATTGTCTGATTTTAATGCATAACCTTTTTCCAAAGTTTGACGTAATGTTTCGTCTAAGTTTATGCTTTTATCTTTTAGAACTGAATTATCAAACGTAATTCCATTGTCACCATTAATTTTCGCAATAACTTTTTCGCCATTGATATTTACATTGTCTGCGAACTCAACTGCAAGATTATTGTCATTTACACTCTTGATGAAAGCATTAGTCTGCTGATTTGTTCTTTCACTGCCGATAGCATTTCTGATTGCTTCTGCTTGGATATCTCTAGCATACTGTTTGAATGTTTCATTACTGTTGTTGACCATGTAATCAGAAACTACACCATTGTCATGGTTGATATTGTACTGCGTCTTGTCGATAATACTCTTTGAAGTATCATTCTTTGTGATTCCGTAGTTTTCTTTTGCAAGATTGTAGTCACTGACAACACGACCAAAATTCTTTTCAGTTTCTGTTCCATGTTCTTGAATGAATTTATTATTTTCTGACCTTGCTTTTGCCTTGCTTACAGTATCTGCGATTGAGTATGGTGCGTTAGCAAGCAACGCACTTGCACTTCCCATGATGCCTTGTTTAGCCAAGTCTCCACTTGTAATTGATTCTCCCAGTTCCTTAGTACCTTGCTTAAGTCCTTCTCCAACACTGTTAGCAGTTAAAATCTGATTGATGTATGGTTCCAACACACCACCAGCCACTTCTTCAAGACCTTCTTCAAGAATGTCATTGATGTTCAGCTTCTGATAGCCTGGAATGACTTTATCCATCATTTCAGTTTCAACTTCTTTACCAGCACTAGCCAATGCATATAGGTTTGCACGAGCGAATAGGTCGTTATTGATATCAGAGTATTTATCAGCGTTGTTCTGTGCCATGTAGTTGTTCATAGCATTAGACATTTCACTTCCGTACACATTAGCACCCATCAATCCTAATGTGCCCAGTTTGCCTACACCACTTAGACCTAAAAGAGTCTGAGGGAGCATGTTACCTACAGATGAGAAAGTCTGACCAATTGCATTACTGTAGACAGAGTTATTGTCTTGCATTGCCTTGTCAGCAGCAGCAGTAGCATTGTACATATCTTGTGCAAAGCCACCCGCTTTATCTTGCAATGTATTGTTTCCTACAACTCTACCTACTGTAGCTAACGCATTTGCGGGAGACTGTAGTCCACTGGATACTGCATTTTCTACACCTTTTACGTAAGATGCATTTGTGTCCGCAATTACTCCTAACAGTGCGTTTCTATCCAAGTTCTTCTGAATAGTCTCACTGCTTTCAGTTGCTTTCTTGTTCAGTCTGCTTACTTGTGTAGCATCATTCAGATTGATTTTAGTAGGCTTTTTATTCTTCCATGTAGGATTGTCTACTTGTCCGTTTCTAGAAAGTGCAGTCTGTGTATCTGCCAAATCAATATTTGCTTGACTGTTTTCATTAAGTCTCCTCTGACGCAGTTCACTGTCAATAAAGTTTTCCTTTACTGTCTGTGCTTGTTTCTTAACTGCATTTGAAACTGTTGTCTTTGCATTATTGACAGACTTTTCGAGTTCAGCACGTTTCTGTTTGAACACTTCATTCTGAATCTTTGCCTTTGCATCTGCATCACTTGTCTTGTTTCCGTTACGCATTGCATTTTGGTCGATAGATGTCTGAATTGCCTTGTTTACAGACTTGTTGGAACTCTTGAATGGATTTACTTCATACAGTTTCTGATGGTTCTCTGCAATCTTGGCTTCTCTCTGTGCTTGCTTCTGATTTCTTACTTCAATTCCACTCTTCTGTGTAGAAGAAGAACCCCCACCGCTTTTCGCAGTAGGGGTCTTTTTTGAGGATTCAGATGACTTATTATTATTCGTATTATTATTTGTATTTTTCTTTTCAAGACTTTTCTTGTACTGTTCATTCTTGACACTACTGTTGATTTTAGTCTTGTCATTTGGGTCGTAGAATCCAGCTCCTCCGCCCCAGTTAATCTTCTTTGATTTCTTTTTCGCCATGAGAACCTCCTATTTGTATGTTCCGTTTCTTCTTACGTATCTTTGATTCTGTGCAGTCTTATGCATATTGTTACGCATCTGTCTTGCAATTGTTCTCATTCGTGCATAAGGACTGTTCTGTTTCATTGGAGAAACACCAACAACTGGCTTGATTGGACTAGATGTCATACCCTAAGCTCGCAAGTAATCTAGCATATGCGGATACACCGTCTCTACTAGTTCCGCCGTTTGCATTAGTTGGTGTAGCAAATGCTCCATTCATTGTATTCAGTGCTTGCTGATAGTAGTCTGAACCACTTGGACTGTAGCCACTGTAGTTAGAGTTGATGATATTCTGCAATGCAGTTGTATAGTTATCTAATGTAGTGTTGTTGTTGGCTGCTTTCTGTTGTGCAATGTTAGCCCACATGCTCGCAATACTGTCTTGGATATTCTGTCTTTCAGCCATTTCTTGTGAGTTGATTTTGTTCAGAGTGTTATTGTACGCATTGCCAGTTACAAGGTTTTCATAACGACCCGTACCACTGTTCAATGCTCCTCTGTTTGCTAGTGCTTCACGCTGATTGTACAAAGCACGCATGTAGTTCACATCATTCTGATTTCTTAGCGTCTGATAGTCGCCCTGAGCTTGTTGCAGACTTGTATTGTACTTACCTTCCAGTGCCTTGCCTTGCTGGTCTAATGCACTGTTAGCCGCATTGACTGCATCAGTTCTAGCTTGCATAGCTGCCTTTAATGCTGCTGCTTGAGCTGCTGCTCTTTCTTGGGCTTCTCTTTCTGCTTGTTGAGCTGCTAATTCTTCTGCACTTGGTCCACTTGAAGCGTAACTGGTAGAATATCGTCTTGAACCTCCACCAGTACCGCCACCTCCACCGCTATTACTTGGTGGGTTGTTCTTCTGCTTGTATGGATACGGTTGGACTCTGTATCCCGCATTTTTCATTGCACCATGTACTGCGGAAGAGCCAGTAACTTTTTTACCAGTTTTCTTGTTTACATATGTTCGGTCTTTGCTTCCACCGCCACCATTATTGATAAATGCCATAGGTTTCCCTCCTAAAAGTCGTTGTTTGCATATGCTTTTTCATACACATGTTTTATGTTCTTAATTGCTAATACTGCCTTATTGTTCGGATAGTTAGAATTTCTTTTGCAGAAGTCCTCATAACCGTTTATAGCTTCTATTGCATCATTAAATTCTTCTTCATCATGATGTACACCTCTTTTGATTTCTCCATTGAATCTCAAGATGCGTGTACGATATGTTTCTGCTTGATTCTTGTCTACCTTGTAGTCAAGTTCTTTCAGTTTCTGTAACATTACTTTATTGCTAGTATTTGAAAATGTATTCTGTACCCAGTTTCCAAACCATTGACTGCCTAGCATTGCAACAATGATGGCAACAACAGTAGAAGAATCTACTGCCATTACCCCTCTCCGTTTGTTTCTTTTTGTTTATCTTCGCCGACTAAATCAACTACTGCTTCTTCTTCTGCGTCTAGTTCGGGTTTCATATTTGCTTGAGATACACCAATCAATGTACCTACAAATACACCTAATGAAGTACAAGTAGTAGCAATTGCATCCGCATAAGGCAATCCCCAAACTGGGAACACTGCCTTTACAAGTGTTGCGGTAGCGGGTAATACAAGTAATCCTACCCATTTCAAAATGTTATATTGTTTATCACTTAAAACCATAATTTCCTCCTAGGCAATGTAGCCTTTCAAATATCTTTCGTCTCCCTTGACGAAGCCTTCATTCTTTCCGTCTGTTACCCAAACCCATGCTTCTTTACCGTTGTATGCATATCCACCGTAATAGTAGAGTTTTGTGCCACATGGTTCTGTCTTGATAACTGGTGCTTTTGTAGAGTTTCCTTTACGCAAGTTCAAACCTTGTTTTGGAATGACTGTATATGTCTTTCCTTTTGCTAACTTGCGGTTCCAGTGAGTTGGCTTAGTAACATATGTACCGCTTGATGCACCGACTGTGTAAGGAACTGTAGAAGTTGTTTTCCATGAGAGTCCTCCACCGTTCTTGATGTAGGAATATCCATTGAGCAAGAACATCATTCTGTTTGCTGGAAGCATGTTTGCTAGGTTATATCCACCTACACGGTTTCTGTACTTTGTTCTAACGTGACCCGCACATACTTCTAAATGAATATGGTTTCCAGTAGCACGTCCACTTGTACCTTCTTGATACATAATTTCGTTGAACTTGTAGTAGTGACCTACTGCGAAACTTCTTCTAGAGTGCGTTAACGCAAGCGTGATATATCTTAGGTAGCCATCTGCACAGAGTACCTTCTTTGCCTTGCCATTCTTGTCGCAAGACCAGAAGAATCTAGTATTGCCAGTGTTTGCATTGCCCCAAGCCCCCGCACAGTACCAGTACGTGTTAGGCATCTTGTTTCTCCAAACATCGGCACCAGTATCCATTCCCGCAAGGTCTACTTCATATGAAACATGTGAGTAGTGATTTCTTCCGTCATAGGCTGAGCCAATCTGAGAAACGTTCAAGCATTTCATTCCAAAAGTTAATCTGTCGTAAGTTGTCATTGTTTTCTCCTTTAATAGTTGCGATTACTAGGTTCGAACTAGTGATAACGGAGTCAAAGTCCGTTGCCTTACCACTTGGCTAAATCGCAATAAGAAAAGCACTCGTTATGAGTGCCTTTGCTTAACCAGTTGTAGTTGGTGTTGTTGTCTGATGGCAGAACGGATTTGTTCCAGCATTGTATCCAAAGCTCATTGGATATTTGACTACTCCAGTCATCTGTTGTGCTAGGAACAACTGACTGTTCATCTGCTCAAGCTGAGAAATTCTATCTTCAAGTCTAGACCTTTCCATCTGAGCAAATCTGTCATCAATTGTCTTTTGAATGTTTGCAGTATTGATAGCGTTGTTGTAATTAACACCGTCAATCGCACGTTGTGTCGTGCAGCAGCAATTAGAAATCTGTTGTTGCAGACTTGCCTGACTAATGCAATATCCTTTGCAGTATTAGTAATAGCAGCACCTAAAGTCATGGTCTGATTCTGTGTCAAGTCTGACAGTCTACCTACAGTGTTTTCTAAATTGTTGAAGTTCATTGCGTTACACAGTCCCGCTTCTGTTACGGGGTCGGCATTGCTCTTGTTTCCAAATCAATTACCCATAAAGGCAAACAAGAATAATACGATTATCCACCATGCACCGCCACCAAATTCGTTGTCATTGTCGTTATTTCTAACAGCACTTGCAACATCAGCTAAAGAATAATCCATAGTTTCTCCTTCAGCTCTTTAAGAGTTTATTTCAAAATGTTCACGAGAGAATTAGCTTGTCTAGACAATTGTTCGAACTGTTCTCTCGACATTTTGCCACTATTTAAGAGACTCATTACTAAAGCTTTTGGGTCTTGTCCTTGTATGGACTTTTTAAACTGATTGAATGATTCAACCATGTTGTTACTCTGTGGTTGATTCAGTCTGTTTAGAATTGGATTGTTCGTCATATAATTTCTCCAATCTACTTAATCTTTCTTCAATGCTTTTCATAACATCTGTTTCCTTATGCTCTGTAATATCAAACGGAGTAATTGATTTATATCCAGCACCGTCTGATTTTACCAGCCATACAATCGGCTGAGTTTCATCAAGCAGTAATGCACTGGCATTCGGCGGCAATTGATATGCATTTGCACCGTTGTATCCATTGACCTTTACTACTTGAGGTACAGTGTTATATGAGTACATATTGTCGTAATTCTGTTGAAACGGGTTAAAATAGTTCATATTGTCAACCTTTGTTATATCAGTTAATACTGTTAACCTTTAACCATACCGTAGCATTTTTCTTAGGAAAGAAAAGTACTATTCATAAGATTTTTATGTGAAATAATGTGATTAGTTTTTTAATGCTTCTGCCACTGCATCGTGCCATCTTTTTGGCACATCTTCTAGTGTCATACGATTCATTGTGATTTGTCTTACGTACCATTTAACCATGATTATTCACCTCCTACGATTTCTGCAAGTGAAGCAATTGCTTCATTGATTGCCGTGATATCAGCAGAGTTCTGATTGACTGTATCTTGAAGTGTTGGCTTGTTCATCACAAATTCTAGAACGTCTGTCGTTGTACTTCCAAGATTTGCGTTGTAATGAGTCATGATTGATTCAATCTTTGTGTATCCGTTGTATGTCGCTACTACTGTTGTTCCGTCATCACTGTAAAGGTCAAAGTTGCCACCAAACTTTGCAAGCTCAGACTTTAGTGCATCCACTGTCATTCCGTCTGCTACAAATGCCATCTGTAAAGCTTCGGGAGAGTAATTTACCCCGTTGTCTAATACGTCATAAAATTTGTTGTTGATTCTTAGTTTGTTCATATCTTCTCCTTAATTAAGCCGTTCTTTCCCAAATGTAAACTGCTAGGTATGGTTGCATATTTGATGCACTTCCAGTATTTCCGTGACTGTGTGCGGCACCCCCGCCATTGTAGTTTGTATTACCGAATGTTTCTGTAGAAATTTTGCTCCAACCATAAGCACATAAATATCTGTTCCCAGCTCTATATTCAGCGTTAGACCATGCTGGTTTACTGAATTTATGTTCATGTGCAGTCATTTCATTCTGTGTAATAGCGTGTGCTTGTGTAGTATGAGTGTGTGTTGCATTGCCACCAGTACTACCTAATGGGTATGTAGTATTTGCACCAATCAAGCATCTGCCATCAGCAGTCTTTTTCCATGTTCCACCCCATACTGTCTGAGGATTGAAAGTAGGACTTGTACTGATATAGATTGAGCCGACTGGATAGATTCTATCAATCAGTTCATTTCCACCAAGCCCGTACTCTGTTCCGTTCTTTAAGATTTTTCCCATTGTTAGTCTCCAATAAAGTAAACACTTCCGTTCTTCTTGTCAGAATCAGAAAGTGCGTCATAATCTGCCTTTGATATCTCTACATGATTCAGCTTTGCAAAACCATTCAGCATATCTTGAATCTGTTTGATTGATTCTGCGTCCCCAGTTGCACCAGCCAATGCAGCGATAGATGTCACTACATTACTGTTAATGTACTCAGCCAACTGTTTTGATGGTCGCATCAGCTGTTCTCGTGTCTCAGATTCAGAGATTGGGTCGGGATATGCAGAAGCATCTTCAAACCCTTTCTTTGGAGTAAATTCAAATTTATCCATTACTTAATCTCCTTGACAATCGTGTATTCAAACTTGATTGAAGAAATACTCATATCTTTGCCTTTATCAGTCTTTGAGAACCCACTTTCAAGTCTGCAACCCCAAAGGCAAATCTTCTTGAGTGAGCACTTTCTTGTGTAGGTCTTTGCATACTTGTATGTAGTCCAGCCGAATGTGTTGTAATGGAACTGGTCCCAAAGGCTGAGAGTAACAGCAATAGGTTCAGCATCTTCTTCTCCGTTTGAATTTTCGTCTGTTATGTATGTAATTCTTGTATTGCAAGCAGTGTCGGCACGAGCTTCAAAGAATGCCTTTTTGACTGTTTTCAGTGATTCAAAGTGACCTCCGTCAAACATTGGTGTCTCGTACACTGCATAGATTTCATTGCCATAGTCGTCACATGCATTCGTGAACTTGCAGAATTTAGCATCAGAAATGAAGAACAGTTCTCTGTCAAGTGCAACTGCATTCGTGACAATCTGACCGTTGTAGCCGATATTCTCCCAGTAGAACCATGCAGTATTTTCAGCCAGTTCATCAAGGGAATACCTTGTACTGGAGTCAGTGTATGGTGCTAGATTGTAGTCCCACATCCATACATGGTTATTAATAAACAGTATGTATTTGCCATCGAAGTCGATTGACTTGCACTTGTCTAGATTTTCTTCATCTAGCAGTCCCTTGGCACGTACACCACCGTTGATATTTCTAGAAATAGGTCTTACATTCCGCTCATCTTCAATCAGTGACGAGCACAGTGTACATACACCGTATGTCTTGTTGAGCCATGTAAGACGTGAATCAATCAGCTGAACAGAGTCGGGGCAGTCGCAGCCGATACTGTTGTTGACTGGTTTTGTATTGAAGTAGTATCGAGTAGTATCTGTCGAATCCACACCAAACTGATATGTAGCTTCATACAGTTCAGTAGGCTTGAAGATAATCAGTCTGCTATACTGCAAGCCGAATCCAGTGATATCATCTTCTGAATTGCCGATTTCCATATAGTTCGTTTCGGGAAAGTAGGAAGCATCAGCAGTATCTGAATAGTAGAATCGTGATGTACCATTGCCCGCAAGGAACAGATGTGAGTTGTTACCTCCACCGTATGCAGTCCAGTATTTGCACTTCTCGATAACCCCTACATAATCGGGATTGGTTACTGAAATAGTTACCCAAACGTTATCGTTTGTTCCCTTCTGTGGGGCAGTAGTGAAGATGATTTTGTAGTTTGTTCTGTCAACGGTAAAACTTCCATCGCCTTCTACATGTTCTGTAGAAGCAATCTTGACTTCTACTTTCGTAGAGTCAATTGGAATAACCTTGCCGTCCTTGTCCTTCTGAATCGCTTCACTTGGAAACTTGAACTCTTTTGTAGTACCGTCTCCTCTGAATGAAACTTGATACTTGGTTCCGAGCATGTTGTATGCATATGGTGTCGTATCTCCACCCGTACCGTCGGGCTTGCAGTTCATCAGTACTTGAGGTACGAACGGTTCAACTGGCTTGATATCAGTTGTTCCATGTTCAAGTTTCAAGTAAATCTTTGTATTCATGAAGAACAAGTCTTTATTGAAAACAAAGAAGAAGCCTTCTTCTGAAAGCTTTGCATCTTTGTACTTGCTAGTCATTTTATGAGCCTTTGTATCGTACTCATAGATTTCTCCATTCGTCTGAATGAAGATGTTGTTTTTGTAGCGAATGCTTGCAAATACCTCCACATTGAAGTCATATGCAAGACTCTGCCCGTATCTTTTGCCGAATACACCGTTCTTGTACATCATGTTTGTCAGCTTTGGAGACTGATTCACATTCAATGTATATTCAAGGTCTTGGATATTCAGCCCTCCGCTTGCGGGAGCAATGATAGGGAGCATCTGAAATTCTGCTGCACTGTGTGTCTTCTGCTGAATGATTGGCATTGTCAGTCTCCGTATACATCAGTAATGGATACTTCATTACCTTTCATGTACTTCATCTGTGCATTCTGATAGTAGGTATGAAAGATATCGTATTTTGACAAGTCATCATCAATGAAGAAGTTAGCAGCCAGTCCATATGGCAGAATCTCATAGTTGATTACGTCGTGATAAGGAAGTTCATCTGTGTCGCTCGTTACAATTGGAATCTCGTCCAGTGCATCTTCCCCGTCACGCAATAGAAGTGAATTTTCCAAATCAAAGTTCTCTGAGAGAAGAACATTAGTCCAAGGAATATAGTAGTTGTCATAGTCCTTTGAAGATTGCTTTTCAAACATCAGTGACTTTGCACGTTCATATAATTCTTTAACTGTCATGTGTCTCCTTTCAGAGAACTCTGAAAAGTTCTCTTATGATTAACCGCCGAACTCAGCAGTAATTACACCGTGTAGGTCGAATGTGCCAGTAGGTTCTCCAGTTGTAGCATTGACTAATGTCTTACGTACAAATGCATCGCCATAGTAACGACCTTCAATGAGCAAGCCCGAAATACCAGGCACGTCACTGTGCTGCTTCAATTCAGCAATTTTTGTAGGTGCGAATACTTCATTCTTGTGTGTGAATAAAGCATATGTATTTTCCGGTAGATATTCATCCGGAACTTCGATGATGTTCCAGTTCATGCACTTACCTACAAGACCGTTTGTCAAATGCTTTTCGCCCAGTTTTTCAATTGAAATGAAGTCAGGGTTCATAAGCAAGAAAGCGTATGTTGTAGATGTAGGTACATATGCATAGCAGTTTGCACCCATTGGAATCTTCTGATTCACAAACATGGAACGTGCCTTTACGAACATGTCTACTACTGTGTCCTTTGTAGGTGCAGCAGTGATTACATTCTTTGTAGCAGTTTTAGCAGCAGTAGCCCATGTCTGTAATGCGTGCTTGTCAAAGAATGGTGTAACTTGTTCGCCAATCTGTTGCTTGATAACTTTTCCCGCTCTCTTTAAAGCAGCGTTATCCTTTGAGTTACCTTTATCAATTGTCATGGAGAATGACTTGTCGAGCTTTAATGTCATATCTTGGGAATCATCTTCCAGTTCCTTAGGCTGACCATATCTCCATGTGCCACTTCTCTTATAGTCTTGTAAAGGCTGTGTTACTGCGGAATATACATGAATTGTTCTAACACCATCGAATGTATATTCTGTATTTGTCTTGCCCGCAATGATAGATGATTGCAAGTAAGCCTGTGCCAGTTCGTCTGAATACTTTTCAGCGTAGTTTGTTGCGGATTGTGCCATGATTTAATCTCCTTATTTTCCAAGCAGACCTTCAAGGAACGGGTCGCCGCCGACACTGGAATTATTGGAATTTAAACCACTGTTCGCATTCTTCTTGTTCTTACTGTTGACTGCATTGTTAGTAGCCTTTGTGCGGAGTGATTTGTTTTCCCAACGCAAGTAAGCCTCCATAGGACTCATCCCACCGTTGATATCGTCGATTACTTCCGTGTCTAGGTGTTCAATGTCGATATCGGGATTGTAGTTATACAGAGCTTGTACTTGGTCCCTAAAGTATGCATTCTCTTGTTCTTGTCTCTTTGCTTGAGATTCTGCATCTTGTCTAGCTTTGGCATCACGCTTGTTCTGATAGACTGCATTTGCGTATTCATGTGCTGCATCGTCGCCAACATCGGGATGCTTCTTCTGATACTCATTTGCAATCTGCGTGATTTCTGACTGTTCTTGAAAGTCGTTTAATCTTTCTGCATATTCGTCAATTGTCATGCCCGCTCTTTCAGCGATAGCCGAAATTGACTTGAGAGCACCGTTCTCCAGTGCATCGAGTTTGCCCTTTACCTTGTCGTAATTCATGCCTTTCTGTGCAAGCATGATAGCTTCGTCTTGTGTAAGGGCTTTATCTTCGCCGTTGTAGCGAATGTTCAAGAAGTCTTTTGCTTCTTCTGACTGTGTGCCTTGATTCTCATCTTCGTGAGTTTCTTCTGTTCCTTCTGTATTCTCTTCTGTATTCTCTTCTGTAGAATCATCAGTAGAATCGTCTGTAAACATTGATTCAAACACATCGTCATTTGCGGTTTCAGATGATGATTGGTTTACCATTTCTTCTGCCATTTAAAATTCTCCCAGTGCTATGGTTGGCACTAAAAAAGGCACCTCATTAGAAGTGTCTTTTCTCAAGCATATTGTAGTTTTTACATATTATTGGACTCAGTCCTACTGATAGAACTCTTTACTTGCAGCATATGTGTTTTGAAGCTGCTCATTTGTAGGGTCTCCACCGCCCGCTCTGTTGTCTACACCGTCCTTCATTCCTTGGGTTTCATTTGTAGGTTGAAGTGCTTCATCTGTCATAGGCTGAACTGGCGGCATCATCTGTGCTTGGAGCTGAGTCTGGTCTTGCACCTTCTTGATGGAGTCGATAAGTTCCTTCTTGTTAGGAAGATACTTGTCGGGAATACCTTCCAAGTATGCTACTGCATCAGTAATAACACCCTTGTCCCAAAGCCCGTCAAGTGTCTGTACTTGTGTAGCTTCACTCCAGTAGCTGGACTGACCAATCTCTACATTCAAGTCATAGTTGAGATTCTTGATTGTACTGAAATCAATCTGCATCGTAGTCTTGTAGATTACTTTAGGTACACTTCCCACTGGCTGAATCTGCTGACCAGTAAGAGGGTCAATCTGCGGAGGGAGTTCCGTTCCGTCCGTAGGGTTCATATAAGCAAGACGGTCAACCAGTCCCAAGTCCTTGGCTTGTGCTTCTGTAATACGGACTTGTCTGATACCGTATGATTCCGACATGATATCAATGATGCTTCTTACGATATCCTCATAGAACTGATAGAAGTCGAGCTTCTGAATCTCTAGAGGTACGCTTGATGCCTGCTGAACTGCAACGATGGCAGATGTATTGTTAGGGTTTGACAGTTCACCCAGTGCAGCATCAGAAGCACCCATGAAGTCCTTTGTATACTGAATTGTAGAGTCAATCAGCTGAATAATCTGATTTGAGAAGTCGGGAGCCTTGACGGAATCCATCATCTTGCCCGCCATATCCATGTTAGGCAGTGATACCGCCTTTGTTACATCATTAGTAAGTTTTCCTAGCTTTGTTGAATCGTAGAAAATCTTAGGAAATCCCATATTTGTCATGTAGACCATGCACATTGCGAAAATCTTGTTGATGAAGATTTGGTTTGGAATCAGACCCGTGATTGGAGACTGACCGTGATATGAGTTCTTTCTGCGTTCCCAAGTCATGTATGCGACTGGATAGTTCACATATCCCGTGTCTGTTTCTTCCTTGAGCACTACATTCTCTGTACATTTCATGTAATGCACGGAAGTAGTGTTCTTTGTTATCTCTGTTTTCGTAAGAGGGTCGATACCGACTGTCTCTTCCTTCTTGACCTTCCAAAACTTTGTAATTACAGTAACCAGTTCGTTTGAATCCGTGTTAATCAAGATGCCATTAGGGTCAGAATCAGAGTGAATGCTCTCGATATCTTCCTTTGAAACTCCCCATGCTTCCGCCATGTCCTTTACAGTGTCCTTGTAAAGACGCTGAACAATGAGGATATAAGGCTGAGACTGTACGTCAATACTGTATGGATTTCCAAAGATGACGTTTGTGTTGTCGATAATCTCTGTACGTACCTCGCCCTTTGCATCTTGGTTCGTTTCTATATCGGGGTCGAATGTTACGAACATGCACGTATCCCCGTCTACTGCACAGTTCTTCATATTTGTTCGGCACTTGAAGTTTGTCTTGTCTCTTTCAAGCACCTTTTCAATTTCTTTTGAAATAACGCTGCAGAATGCCTTGTTCTGCGTAGAAGTGTCAAACGGTTCGATATTTACTCCTACATTGTCAGATACAATCATTGCAGTATAGTACGTACATACACGCTTGATGAGGTTGAATACTGGCTTCATGAGGTTTGGTGCATTTACACCGCTCCACTGGTCGCCTAGATAGAACTTTTCGTTCTTTTCGACCGTCTCATACAGTCCTTGTGACTGATTGTATGTCTGTCCGTTGGAATATTCATCCCATATAGCCCTTGGAGTTGTCTTAATTTTCATTTCCACCTCCCCATGAGAGTACATTGATTACCTGTCTCAACTGTGCTTTTTCCTCTTTTGTAAGCCCGTCCTTGTCAACGAGTTTCTGTGCTTCTGCCTTTCCGTCTGCATAGCCCTTGTAATATGACTTGTAGCCCATGAATGCACCGCTCATCAGCCCGCACATGGCACAACATACGATAATAAGTAAAATATCCATTTCAGCCTCCGTAATTGATAAAATCGAGGTCATCTTGCGAGTATTCAAACTCCTCTGATACCTCATTATTCTGCACATATTCAGCTTGTGGCATAGTGTAGTACGTAATTGCAGCCGCCATTACACAGTCATCGTGTGCTCCTTCTGCTGCTTCCGCTCTTCCCTTGTCATTCTTGACGAAACTCAGTGCTTCATGAAGGAAATCAGTGTCACAAATCAAATCCAAATGCTCATTTACAACATCAGTAAGCAAATCAATTGCCAGCGGTCTTGTAAGTGATGTAGTTCTAAAGCCGAATTTCTTCTGCAGAGTCTTTTTGTACTGGTCTACCGACTCTCGTACGTACATATTCAAGTATCCGAACTCTTGAAGCTTCATTGTCGGGTAGGTAGAAAAGTTTGTTTCGGGACAGAGCATCGCATAGTTGTAGTAGTATCCGAGTCTCATGTACTGCTCAACGAACATTTTCTCGCCATTCTGAGCACGGTACTTCGCTACCATCTTTCCACCTTGGTCCTTGTCAGCCACATAGGCTACAAACCAGTCTGAGCCTTCTCCCGCAGTATCGGCACCGCTTGAGTATGTATGACCGAACTGAGGTGGCTCGTAGATAGTTACATATCCGCCTTGTGTCTCATAGAAATTGCCTTGGTCAGTGAACATTCCTACCTTGCAAGCCACTGGGTGTTCTTCAAGCTCTCTGATTCGTTTCATTACTGTCTGTGTATTGAATACTGGTCGTCCACTCAAGATAAACGCTTCTTCGGGATTGCTTGGGTATTCTTGACGGAACTTCTCTATATCGTTGCCGCATAGGTTTCTGATGGCATATCTCCGCCACATAATCTGCTCGTCATCAAGGTCGTACTCTTTCTTGAGACTGCGTTCCTCTTCTGTCAGCGTTTCTCCGTGGTATGGAAGTCTGTACTCTTCCATTTCGAACCATGGCACAAACAGTGGAATCATGTCGGACTCGCCACTTACTGCCATATCCCACAGATTCTTGAAATAGTTGTAACCGTTGGCAGTACTTTCAATTACAAGCATACTGAAACCGTGCTGAGGAAGTGTCTGCAACAGACCAGTCATCTGGTCAGCTACTGTCTGCCCGTCTTGTTCCTCCCAAAAGGCTAATTCTGAGCAGTGAATGTAATTGAACGTATTTGAACGTCCTAAACCGCCTTGCCCCGCAGTCGCAACTCTGATATTGCTTCTCAAGCCCTTCTTGCTCTCATCGTCCGTCTTGCTCGGATTCTCGAATCTCAGTTCCTTTGCATTGGAGTACTTGAGCATCGGTTTCAAGCCCTTAGGCAAGTTCTCATAGTATCTCTTGCACATATCAAAGATATGCGTACTACTGTCACTCGTATGGGCTACAACCAATGCACTTCTGAAAAAGTTCGTCATGCAAAGGCTCGTCATGACCGCTTCCGTGACCGTTGAGAAGCCCATCTGTCTAGCCTTGAGAATAATAACCTTCATTGGCTTGTCAGCGTTGTAGTGCTCTTTAAATATCTCGTAGAAACGATTCTGTGCGTGGTTCATGACCAATGGTCGCAGTTCTCCGCTCTTGGTCTGAATGTTCATGAATCGCTCTATATACTCTTTCAGTGTAATTCCTAAGCCTTCATTCATGCTTTCATCTTTCCACCAGTCAGTGCTTGCTCTAATGTGATTGCACCACTGTCTACTGCTTCAATTGTTCCCTTGTCACTCCAACCCATATTCTTCAGCCCGAAGATGGCACCAGTGACCGTACTCTTATCCATCATCTGATGCTCGTACATGTTCTGAAACATTGCTTGTGCATATTCGATAGCATCGTCGTACTTTCTGTTCTTGCTCAGTTCATTCCACTTTCTCTTGCCGATTCCGCAGTACAATAGCAATCCCGCCTTTGTAGGCTGCTCTTCCTTGTCAAAATACTCGTGTACCTTATCTTCAAACTCATTTGGAGTTAGACTTAGGTTGAATCTTTTCTGTGGTCTTCCCATTTCTTCCACCTCTTATTCTTGAATTTGTTATCTTCTCTACTGTCTCTGTACTGACTTTGATTCTCAAGTCGGGCAGTACCATAATCCATTCCCCGTCGCTCTCAGCGAAATACTCTATCTTGTCAGTATTGATAATGTAGTTGTCTTTTCTAATGAACATATGTGCTCCTTGTATACCCCTCATACTAGGGATTTTTACTTGTGACTCAGTCCATTGAAACTTTGTGGGGGTGCAATTTTGAGGGGGATAATTATCTCTGCGGGTCTAACAACCACACAACAACAATAACGTTCCACATATCCCACGGGTGCAAAATAGCCCCTACCTACTGCGTGCGTGCGTGTATATATACTGTGCGTGCTTGCGTGCGTATGTGTGCGTGTGTGTGCGTGCGTGCACGCGTGATACCTTATCTATTATCATTTGTCAACACTTTTTTAACTTTTATCCATTGAGATATTCAACGAATGTATGAAAGCCCTTTGTTTGTGGTGGTTAGTGTTCCAGCGTCAACCATTTTCTACTTTGTGAATTTATTCAATTGTTTCACAAGTTGTAGCTTGTGAACATCATTGAATTTGTAACAAGTGACGTTAGGTCATTTTTTAAAGGTTACGTTACGTTATCCTTTTTTGAACTTTGACCTGTTTCATATTATTTGTGAATTTCTTTTATTTCTTCACAATACAAATATATTTGTGAAATATATTGATTATTTCACAATGGTAATAAACCTGTTTTCTCTATATATCTCTTTATATCCTATTAATAGTAATTAAGCACTTTGTGAAAATTCGTCTGTTTTTCACTACTTTCCAAAAATCCCGAAATAAATTGAGAAAAAACACAATTTTAAATTTTTTTAAAAAATATTTTTTTGCGTTTTTTGGCTTATTTATGCTGATATTCTTGTTTCGAAACAAATTTTAATTGTTCCAAGAATAGCCCTAGGGGGTTGCCTTAATGCTTGCATGGTGTTAATCTTTAATCGTGCCAAGCGAGGGGGCGACATAAAGCCCCAACCAATAGCATATTACTGTTCTTTAAAATCTATTTAATACAAATAGTTAAACACTAGTAACAAGTATTAGATATAACTTGCAAAGGCACTATTTATAGGGCTATCAGCAAGTGAAGTTATTTAAAAGTAAACGTGTTTAAGTTCTTTGAAAAGTGAATACAGTTCGGGTTTGAGATGTAGTGGTGTACATCGTTTATCACAAGCAACGCCGTGATGATGGCTATACATATAGTAAATATATATGCCTTTAGATACCTATATATGTATATGTAAATGTCGTCGAGCGTGGAAGTCTTGAGAGGTTACATATCTTTTTAGAGAAAGCCCTCTAGCCAGGTTAAGAACAAATACTACCCTTGACACTCAACAATGCCATGATGGGGCACGTGTAATCACGTCGTGAGATATTGTTATACGTTCGTTGGAGCGTTCGAGAATGCAAGGTGTAAACACATTTTGAATCAATTTATTGTTACGGAAGTTTCGGGCGGTAGCTTTAAAAATCGCCCTACTTATGGCTAACGGAAGCTAACTACTTTCAGTAACCACCAATAATCAAATTCATTGTACAGGAGGAAAAACACATGAAAAACACAATGAAAACTATCGCTAAAAATGAAGTATTCGAATCACTCGCACACTATCTATTCCTTAGACATGCTTACAAGAATGAAGATGATGCACTCATCGACTGTTACACAAACTCAAGTGAAGTCATTGATACTCTTATCTATCTAGATGCAGTTGGCGAGCCTAACGCTCAAAGTTTCTACTATAGCTATGTAGCATGCTTAGGAAGTGAGGACTAACAACATGGAAAACAAACAAGCTATTTGTGATGCTCTTTTAACTACTCTCCAGTTAACACGACGCTATGAAGATATCCAACACATCGCTTATGATGCAGCCACTGAGACAGTTACGGTCACTTATAACGAGATATCGCATCGTTATATCAATGTTGAGTGTGACAGTGGTATCGCAATGGTTCAAGACATCTTGAAGAACATCTAACACGAGGGGTTTATCCCCTCTTATGTAATGCAACCACAAGACGGTTACAAGTCCGTTTGAAAAATGCAGAGTACATGAGTTCATCATTTTGTATGTGCAGACAAGCACGAGGAGGAAGAAAAAATGACAACTACTAAAACATTCAAGGGCAACGGAGCCGACAAGATTCTCGCTGAGAAAATCATCGAGAAAGTGACAGAAACTAACACTTTACCATGGCAAGAGCCTTGGGATAAGCGTATCAATGCTTACTCTTACGCAAGTAAGAAACCATTCTGTCTAGTTAACGCTTTCTTGCTGAACCATGAGGGTGGTTATGTATCATTCAATGAAATCAAGAAAAAGGGCTATCAGTTCAAGCCTGAGTATGAGGGTGTGAAGGGTCTAGCTGAACCAGTGTTCATGAGATGGCTTACTGAAAAGGAATTACTCGACAAGAACGGCAAACCTTTACTCAATGACAAGGGAGAACCACTTAAAAAGGACTATTGGGGCACAAGATTCTTCAGCGAGTGGTCGATTGGATTCCTACAAGACAAGGACGGAAAACCTTTAGTAGATGGAGAAAGCAAGGAACCGTTGTATAACTACAACGCTGAACAGTTGATTGCTAACTACTTCAACCGTCATGGTGTAACACTTATTAGAAATGCTAACTTGAATAAGGCTTTCTTTAGTCCATCAGATATGACAGTCAATATTCCAAATGACAACAGATTCAAGGATTCTACTCTTTACTACTCTACAGTATTCCATGAAATGGTACATAGTACTGGTATCGAACTCGGTAGAAAGATGGACGGAGACAAGAAAAGCAAGGATTACAGTTTTGAAGAGTTAGTGGCTGAAATCGGTGCATGGATTCTAAGAGGTTTGTGTGGTATCGAAACTGTACAAGCTGAGGATAACAGTACTGCATACCTACAAGGTTGGTGTAGTACATTCAAGGAAAAACCATACTGGATTATGATGGCATACTCAATGGCTGACAAGGCTGTGAAGTGCATTACTGAGGGTTTGAATTCAACTAATGAACTTCCATATACAGAAGTAAAGGCACTGCCAGCACCTAAACCAACAGAAAAGGCAACGAAAAAGACAACAAAAAAGGCTCGCAAGGTTCAAAAGCAGAGCCTTTTTGATGAAGTCTCAAGAGAACAGAAGCGTGGTATCAAGAAAATGCATACATACTGTACAAGAAATGCCAAGAAATCCGGTAGAAATGTACTAACAAAACAGTATGAATGTGAATGGAACGACAAGAAATACAACGCAGTTACAGACAGTTACATGGTTTTTATGACACAAAACAACATTGACGGATTTGAACCACTGTCAAAAGAGGAAACAAAGCCAAACATTGAACGTATGTTAAACATCTGTAAGTCACTTCCAAGTGATGTTACTGGAGTATCACAAATCGACATTGAAGAGCTTAAGGCACAAGCTAAAAAATCAATCAAAGATGATATCAATGTTGGTACATACAAATTATTCAATAGTTATGTAGACGCTAAGAGACTGCTGACAGTGCTTGAATGTATGGAGTACAAATACAAGGATATTGTTATCAATGTTCCAAAGGAAAACTACAAGCCTATCATGTTTAGAAGTACAGACCTTAAGAACTATGCAATCTTATGCCCTATTAGACACAATGAAGCCTAACACAACAAGTTAGGCTTTTTGAATGGAGGAAGATATGGAAAACGTATATAAGTTAGCTACTGATTTACTACAGTTTGCTAGAGACTATGACACTTATGAGTTCATGGATACACATAACACAAGTGAAATAACAGTTGAAGTTATCAATGATACAGTTGCTCAACTGCTGAATGACAAACAATTTCATGGCATTTGTGAATGGCTTTACAACATTTACAGTGAAGAAAGCGTATATGGCTGCACAAACAACGCTCATGAAAGTATCGCACTGCTGAGAAGATTGGAGGGAACATGGACACGCTAAAATTTTGCATCAAGGTTTTTCTGCTCGCAAGTATTGTAAGTATCATCGCAATTCTTGCATTTATTGGTTTCGTTGATTGGTGGTTTTTAGTAATAGCATAGGAGGAATATATGGCTAAATTATATTTTATTTCAAGAGTAGTACATGAGTTTTACAGATTAGATGAAGAAGCATTCACAGTCGGTGGATGTTTCAATGCACACAATCGTGAAGAAGAAGTCATTGATGTGTATTCATCAAGACGACTGGCTGAAAGAAGGCTCAAACCGTATCGCACACATATGAGGTATTCGGGTAAGAACGTTATTGTAGAAGAGTATGCAGTCATTGAACGTGAATATGACTTTAAGTCAATGATTAATGACTATGATGAGTTGCGTAGCAAGTTTGACTGTATCGAAGCACTGAAAAAGAATCCATTTGACTACAACGACTATGAAACATGCTATGAAGATGTTATTGAGTGTTCCCCTCGCCTATACACTGGATATGTAGAGTGGGACGACATGCAGAAAGCAAAAGCCTTTTCAAGCTACATTGTTGCTTGCAGATGGGTCGAGCTAGTAGAAGAAAGCCGAAAAGGTCAATGGGTCAAACGCAGTGGTGTTGAACTTCACTGATGGTTATACAGTTCCATTCAAAAACTGTTTATATATGTAAGCTGAAATTAGCTAAAGGAGAAAATAAAAATGAGTTGCTATGTAGTAGACAAGAAAGTTATTGATTTGATGGTCTGCTGGATTTTTGACCACAATGATTACAAGGCTGAGAATTATTCATACAATGGTTATTACGGTGGTATTCTGCTCGATGCAAACGAAATGCGTAATGCTATCGGTCAGTCCTTACTTGATGCTAACTATGACAGTGTGAATTGCAGATACGATGAGAATCGTAAAGCACCTACTTATGAATACAGTGAAGATGCACTTCAAGAATCACTCAAGAATGGAACATACCAAGCTGATGTATACAGTGCTATTCAAGAATATAACTATCAAGCTTGTGAAACTGAGAATTATTTCGAATCAGATTTGTATCATTCTTTGCAAGATGCAAAAGAAAGTATGCTAGTTTTGCTGCTTAAACAAAAGTGTCCTAAGGCAGACGGTTGGGGATTCTATGACTAATCCCCTTTTGGATTGGAGGAAATTATGGCAGATATGACAGACGTACAGAAAACTTATGAAGCATTAAAGAAAATTGCTGACAATGACCCTTTGACATTCAGAGAAGAATGGAACAAGGGACTTGGCTATGGTGCTTTATTGAGCATTAAAAAGATGGAAGAGTTTGACGATACAATATATGCCTTTGGGCTTTCCCCTATTCAAGTATTCAGAATTGATTACAATGATTTTGAAGAGATTGATAGCTATTTCGTTTTTGATGGGTGCCGTATGGTAAGTGCTGATAAAATTTCAGACCTGCTTGACTGGCTGATATACAACTATGACAGAGCGGTTTACAGATGGGTATACAATGTTGCATTTCCAGAGTTTTCGGTAACAAATGATGAAAAATCATTTTATAATCAACTTAAAGGAGAATAATATGACAGTTTATGATTTGATGGGCTACATTATGATGGATTCAAAAGTAGAGATTTACATGCTTGATGAGGGAAAAACAGTGTTCAGTGGAGATGTGAGTGATATCCCATGGAACTTGACAGTACTTGAGGTTGCTTCTATAAACCCAGGTAAAAACTCTATTGTTATTAATATCTAGGGGAATGAATAGTTCCCCTTTTTTCTACCCTACAGAAAGGAATATAAAATTATGAAATTTGAAATCAAATACGACATTAGAGATGTTTTAGGTCATTATCAAACAATTGATGCAGATAAAGATGTTACAGAAGAAGATTTTCCAATAGTTAAGGATGTTATTAGAAAGATGGATAAGTTATATTCCACAATCTCAGCGTATGCATCCTTGACTGATGGCGAATATTTTCTCAGAATCTATTATGAATCATTTTTGGGTGTTGAACACAATGAACTTACAGTTCAGCTTGTCAAGCTGACAAAAGGTTATCTAGAAGACGTAAGATGGGAAGATAAAATGCCACGGGACAAGGTATATAAGCTAGTAAAAAAAGCATTGGAAACTGGATTAAATGAAGATTGGGGGATTTAATGAAAGAACTGTTTAATGGAAAAGATGCTTATGTGATTATCAACTACAGTAACAAGACTCACTTGATAAGGCACAATGTAACACGAGCATTTGAAGATGACTACAAAAATGGAAAATTAGAGACAAAGCAAATCACAATTTTTGATACTCAACCACATCACTTTTATGTAGACAATTACGACGGAACGATACAAATCAATTCCGTCGTTTTTGTTTCAGAGAAAAACAACAAGACAATTGTCAGATATCCATACAGATAGGAGGTAATACGTATGATGAGAATTAAGTTTGATACTACAAATGCTGCATTTGATGAGAATTGTGGAGGTGGGCTGGAATGGCAGTCTATCGAGATTCTTAAAGAAATTATTGAAAAGCTAGAGAATGGCACAAAAGAAGGAAACTGTTTCGATGAAAATGGTAACAAAGTTGGAGAATGGAAACTAAGATAGAGGAGAAAATTATGATTACAAGAAAAGAATTTAATGAAATGAGTTTTGAAGCCGCATTTGAGTACTGCTATGATTGTTACGAAGAATCAGAACGTTTCAAATACAGAGATGGGTTAAATGAGTGTGCAATACAATGTATTAAGCACGGTGACAATAAACAAGCACTGGCAATTTTGAAAACTCTAAATGATTACCCTACTACAGATTATTGGATTTATACGATTGACGTGGATGAGTATCCAATACCAATTAATTGCAAAGATGTTTTATGTCGTGAAATTGACTTTGAGGACGGACCACAGACGTATACAGTAGAACTAACTGGCACTCAAACTGTACATGTAGACGTTGACAGTTCAATGAGTGTTGAAGACATTTTTAACAAGATAGTGGAACAAATTAAAATTAAAAAAACAGCTGAAAATATATATAACATAATGAATGCAAGCACTGGCGAAAAAATGTGGTAGGTATTTATGAAAAAGACATTTAGAGTAGTATACAGTACAGACGAGTACGTTACAGTCGATACAGAGAACTGTAAAACAGATGATGAGATTGTTGATTTGATTCTTGATAAGATGAAAGCAGTCCCACTAGAAGTTTTCTATATAGATGACGAGAAAGGAGAACCATTTTATGAGTTATAGAGGACAAGCATTAAAAGATATTTCAATTGCTATGAGAATGAGCAATTTTGCTTTTGAAGAAGATTATGAGGACTTATACAAAATTTGCAAAGTCTATGAACGGTTAGCTGAAAATCTAGATTGGTGCTCAACAGTAGACGATTACCTAGAGTGGGAAGAAGAATGTAATGAAGAAATCAAAGAAGCACAAGATAAAGGAAATTCGACATTAGTAAAATGGCTTGAGAATCTTATGTATTTGGAAAAAGAAGAAGTTGGAGAACTGAATCATGAATGAAGAATTAGAAGATAGAATCTATGATGTTGCACAAGAATGTGGATTTACCGCACACTTTGACGTAGAAGAAGATTATGTAACATTTGAAGCACATTCCCCACTTGGAGAAGATATTTCTTTTGACGTGGATTACGATGAGGAGCCTTTCAATGAAGATGAGTATATTTCTGACCATGATGCATACTTTTTTAAAGTTATAGTTAGAGAATTGAAAGCAATGGGTAAGTGCTTTGATGTAGAAGAACATGCAGTAATGTGGTGGAATATGTACGGAAAGAAAGGAACACCAAAAGACTTGAAGAATTTGCTTGAAGATGCTAGATACATTAAGATAATGTACCAAAACTTATATTTACATATGCGTGATTTAAAGACTGAACTGGAGGGAAAATGATTACAGAAGAACAGTATGAAAGAAGCAAAAAGAGAGTCAGACGTAAATTGAAAGTCATGACTGCGATTAGAATTTTAACTAACCCACCCTTTTACTATAAAGGCACTAATCGTTTCCACTTAGTCAAACAATGCTTTGATGAAATTGACAAATTGTTCGATAACCATGTTAGAATACAGTAGTAGAGAGGTATTAAATATGGCAAGTTCAGAAGCACACAGAAAAGCAGTGCAGAAATATAAGAGAACACATAGAGCAGAAATAAATGAGAAAACAAAAAAACTGTCAGTAGATGTATATCTACCAAGAGAGCAGAATTATTTGGATTTATGGCAGACGATTCCTAATAAGAAACAGTTTATTATTGATGCATTAGACAGATATGAGGAAGAACACAGGAATGAGTGATGAAATAGAGATTCTTGGAGAAGAAGTAAAGAAAGAGCCTAGATGGATGACAAACAAGCAGGAATACAATCGCAAGTACCGCAACATGCGTACTCGTTGTATCTGTTTCAGGCTACGCACGCACGAAGATGAGAAATATATTAAAATATATCAGAGAATCCCAAATAAAATAGAATTTCTCAGACAGTGTTTAGATGCGTATGACAAAGGAACATTCAAATTCGGTAAAAACTAGAAAGAAAACTCAGCACTACAGTAAAACATTGAGACAGATTCCTATTTATCTCCGTAAGGACGACCCACTCAATTTTGTGTGGGATTCCATTGAAGATAAACATGCATGGTTTGTTGAGAAACTTACTATGTATGCAAGGAAACACCCCGAAATCTTCCGTAACAAAGATTTGTAGTGCAAAAAGAAAGGAACCTTTAAATGTAGGTTCCTTTTTCTATTTAAGTATTACTTGCCTATTTAAATAGAATCTTCATACTTTTTGACTGCTTGCAGAATTGCAAGGTCAAACATTCCTTTTACCTTGGTTTCTGAAAAACCCAGTTCCTTTGACAGGTCTGAATATTTCTTCCTTCCAAGAAAGATTTTCTCTAGGTCTTTTCTTTCCCAAGGCTTCATATTATCTAAAATTCTATGGACTCTTTCAGACTGGTAGTTAAGTACTTCCAGTTCTTTTTCCAGTTCTTCCTTTTTCGCTACATAATCAGCAAGTTTACAGTCATTGTCTTGCCCGTTGTAATGTACACTTCCCCATTGACTAGAGTGCAAATCAAACTTGCTTTTCAGTAGTTCTATCTTAATTTCTATCTGCTTTCTGATTGGAGACTGTGACAGATAGCTTTCAAACTCCTTCTTAAACCACTTTACTTTTTTAGAATCTTCTGAGTTCATTTTAACCGCCTTTCTAGACTGTTTTAGACGCTTTTACTACTTTCCAATAATTATACCATTTTCACTGTTTTTGAAGCGTATACGCAAGGCTAGTGGTGTCTATCTCCACTTCATTGAGTTTCTGTCAAAGGTCTTCCCTTCGTCTATGTATTCGTCCATCTTTTCGATGAACACCTTAGAATCTGGAATCAGTACATCGCAGATTACCGAACTTCTAAAGAAGTCTACACATTCAACGATTGTATGCTTGCTAGAATCCAGCACTCTGTTTCGCATTTCTTCACTCAATCCATTGTCATAGTCCAACGCATCAATGAAAGCTACACATGCATGACTGTAGTCGTCTACTGCTTGATAGATGACATTCATGGCAAGTGATTCCCAAGGGTCGCCCATGTATTTCAAATCACGCTTCACTCGGAACTCCCCTCACTAAGAATCCGTTTCTGATAACACATCTTTCGTCGTATTCTTTGCATGTGCCTTTCCCGTATACATGATTGATGTATCTGATGGCTTTATACATTTCCTTATCTGTCTTGAAAGCAATCAAGCACTTATCTTCGCACAGACTGATACAGATAGCATTGCATTTCTTGATTGCTTTAGGCAGCTTTGCATCATCTTTCAGTGCAGCTTCCATTGCTAACTTCTCGTCTATGTAACAAACCGAAATTTCCATTGTCTATTTTCTCCTTGTAGCGATTATCCCAATAATGGCAAATGTGATTGTTAGGGCAGACAGAAACAGAAGGCTTGCCATTACCACTCTTACTAATTTCCATAAAACATACATTTCTATCCCTAAAAAATCTAAAATTATCATGTTTCTGTAGGCAGTGAATCATTCTTCCACTTTTGATTCTGCAATTGCCAGTGATTTGAACTTGTCATCGTTCTTTGTACCTTTAATGCATCTGTTTTCTTGCTTTTTATACGCATCTAAGTACCATTCGTCTTTATCGCCGTTGTATGTAAGCTCATAGTACATTCCATCGTGCAGGTCTGTACTCATTAAGTACTTCCAATTCTGTAATGTCTTGCACTTCCATACAATGTATGGTTCTGCATCTTCACAGATTTTATCTAAGTTGTATTTTTCCTTTACGTAATTTCTTACGATATCATAAGCAATATTATCTCTAATCTGATTCATAGTATCTCCTTAAAAATATGCAGTCCTTTGCCCTGTCGGACTGTATGCTAGTAGTCTCCCTTTATCTTTTTATAGGCTTCTGCCCTTTGAATACATCTGACAAGATGTACTGCCTAGCACCCTATAGTTGCGACCTATCTCCTCATTACGCTATTTGTTTATTTTTTCGAAAATGTAATCCACTGAATCCTTAATCACATCTTCTGCTTTCTTAATATTTTCTTCTGTAACCTGTGAAGCAACCATCATCTTATAGCAAGTCTTTTTTGATGGAAGGAATAATGAAAAAGTTAACGAAACTATTGTGACAATAAACCATTTCTTAAAAAGTCTGTTTAATTTTTCTTCATTAGCATCTTCATCACACACTATCCAAAGAAGAATCCCGCCTAAAATAGCCAATGGGAAGATACAACACATTATTTTCAAGTTACTTATTACATCTACGAGGTAGAAAAGCCACGGATTGATAATCGGTGTCATAAGCCTAGCTCCTCTAAACTGTAATCCTTATTAACTTCCATCCCTTTATACATTGCATCATCATTGAGATATGGAAAATGCATTCCATCGCCATTTTGAAGTATAATTCTAATACATTGTTTTCCATCATCGAAATCTTGAGCTTTTACAATATACGCTATCATTTTTTTAAAAGGTCTAATCACTGCTGAGAGATATTCTCTTTCAACTTTATCTAGAATAGGTTTTTTGTATGGTTGAGCCATCCAATCTAAGATGGCATCTGCGTAAGCTTGCCCATATCGTGAACGAATATTTGAATCACAATTATTTTTGATTATGTCGAACATTGCAGCAGGCTTGCCACATCCTTCATAGAATATTTTCCCTAATTCTTTTTTATAATGTTCTAAATTTGTTTTAGTCATCTTGTTCTCCTTCTTTTAGATAATGTTCACATGCAATAAACTCATTTCTTCTTTTCCAAAATGCTTTTGACCAGTCGATGCTCTGCATACAGTTTTGACAAAATTTTTGGTTCTTGCTTACATGTGCCCCACAACTTGGGCAAAGATATGCTTCTATCTTTGGTGTGCCTTTTCTATACATAATCTTTGCAACTACATATTTCGGTTTTGTCTTTTCAATCAGCTTTCTTAGTGGTTCAATGTTAGCTTCTATTTCAAAGTCGGGGACTTGTTCGTAAACAAGCCCTTCATAATCATCGTTAGGCTCCATGCATCGCCATGTCAGCCAGTCTAAGGCTTTCTCATACTTGTTCATGATTCTTTACTCCAGTGGTGTTGCATTGTAAGCAAGTGCTTTGCAGTTCTTGCATTTTTCGATTAATTCATCAGTTGAACAGTCAATTAACCCATAACAAAACACTCTATCATCATCGGGTCCATACTCATTAGTAGATGTGCAAGCTCTCTTGCAATCTTCATCTAGTTTTTTCCCTCTTAGTTTTGCTCTGCTAATCATGCTTCTTTGTACTCCTTCATGATTTGTTCCATAATTTCTTTGCCTTTTGTTTTAGCTTCTTCTTCTGTACGAAAACAATTTCCACTCTTCCACATAGCATAGTCCTCAATAAATTCCCCAAACATATTGCAACAAGTTCGGTTGATTCTTAGACTATAGCTCCAATATTGTTCTCCATATTTAGGCTTCCATGGAAGTTTTACAATTTTTGCGTCTCCATGGAATATATCTTCTAGACATGTTGTTTCAACATTTCCCCATGGAGCATCAGTGTATCTCCACATCAGACCATCTTCTGTTAACTTATATTCTTTGTTGTTCTCATATACATACGTTTCAGATTGTATTTTGAACACTTCATCTAGTTCTATGTCGAGCATCTCTGCAATTTGCTTATAGTAATTCATGCTTCTTCGTACTCCTTATGAATGGCTTCCATAACCTCTTTACCTTTTTCGTTGGCTTCTTTTTCCGTCTTGAAACAGTTTCCAAACTTCCAAAGAAGCAAATCATAATTTCCTTTGCACCACTTGCGAGTAGTTGCTCGATTCAACGATACTGAGTAGTAAAAGTATTGTTCTCCTACTTCAAGTTTCCATGGTTTAGGCACTGCTTTGTAATCGCCACTTAAAAGATTTTTGAGGAATATTGATGATTCACTATGCCAAGCACCGTTTGTTGTTCCTTTAAAACACAATCCATTTTCTGTGATTTTGTATGAAGCATAATTTATTTTTTTGCCATCAGCATCTGTGAGATTGAACTCTTGTCCTAGTTCTAAACCAAGCATTTCTGCAAACTGTTTGTAATAATTCATAATTTACCTCTATTATCTTTTAATCCCATAGTCCTAATTCCTTTGGACTGTAACGCATGTCTGTTTCCATTCCTTTATATATAGTTCCGATTTTAAAAGCTGGAAAACACATATTTTCTTCTACGTCTGTTTCTCTTAACGATTTCACACGTATTGCAATGTATTCAAAATCGTTGTCAAGCATATGTTTAGAGATAGTCTTAATTATTTTTTTAAAAGGGTGCAATGCAGAACTTAGATAATCTTTTTCAAATTCTGTAAGTATCTTTTCTTTATGCTCTAATAAGGCTTTCTCCTCTAATGCATTAATCACTGAAATCAGTCTATTCAAGATGCAACCGTCATTCTTAATATCTAGCTTGCAATCTGTACACAACTCCCCATCGCAAAATTGCGAATACAGTTTGTCTGCCAAGAAATGCAGCTCTTTCACACACTTTTCTACATCTTTGCTTTCACTCATGATCTTTCTCCAATATTTTTGCAGATTCATCTGTAAGTCTTCGTGCTAGCTCTCCAAGCTTTTGAATATCATCTAAAAGATCTTTGTCATGTGATAAAATCAGTTCTTTCAGTTTTAGTATTGCAGATGGTTCATCTAACGCAATTTCAAAATCTGCAGAAAACTGTTGAAGCATCCATGTATATTTATCTGTCTGTTTGTAGTCGCTCATAGTTGTTTCTCCTCTAATTTAAATTCATCGCACAGCTCATCAAATATGGTTAGCTGTTCCATGTTATTTTCCTTTAAATTGTCTCTGTAGTTCTAATGCTTTAGCTAATGTTTCATCATTAACTGGTGTTGAGACAATATCTCCTTTCTCTTGTTTCTTCATGTAGTCGGGCATTTCTACCTCTGTATTTGTTCTGTAGCTATTCTGCAATGTATAGAATGTTCTCCAGTTATGTTCAACACTCTGATTAACTATCTCAATTCTTACCGAATCAATGTCAGATAGCTGTTTCAGCTTGTTTAACGCAAGTTTAAACGCATATTCTGTTTGAATTGGTTTCTTGATAGACTTACGCATATCTAAGAAAGCCTTTAATGCTTCTTTCAACTGTTCATTTTCAGTAAAAGAATCAATCATTCCATCCAAGTCAGCTTTAGATGACTTCTTTTTCTTCTTTTTATCTGTATCTATATCTATCTCTATATCTTTCTCTTTATCTATATCTATCTCTATATCTTTCTCTTTATCTATATCTATCTCTAT